ACTCCGTTATGGGTTCCGTCGGCGTTAGCGGCGTATCAGTAACTAACGGCGGTCTGGAAAGTCTGGACTTCCAGGATCCTGATAACGTCATGGTTCTGCTGGCCGGTTCTCTCGAAGCGATTGAAAACGAGAAGAAAGGCATTGCAGCTCGTGCGTGGGAAGCGGTTAAACGCATCTTCGCTACCATCGTTAAATTCGTTGGTGAAGCATTCTCTCAGAACAAACGTGTGCGTGCACGTGCCGACGACCTGGCTGGTACCATCAAAGGTAAGCCTGCGAAAGAAGTTGGTATCGTCAGCCAATATCTGTTGGTAGGTAAAGACTACTCGTCTAACCTGGTTGCTGACCTCGGTAAGTTCAAGAACGGTCTGGTTAAAGGTTCTGTTGCCGCCATCACTACTCGTGGTGACTGGTACTTCAAAACTGCTGCGACTGCTGTAACTGACATCGCAACCACACCTACTCTGGACAACGCGCTGAACGCTGTGCGTAAACTGACCCCACCACCGGTTGCTGGTGCATCTGTTTCCGTCAAAGACGAAAACGGCATGGCGCTGAAGCGTACCGAAGTGTTCCTGGGTAACTACGCCATCTTCGAACTGCAGAACAAAGCACCGGCTCCAACTGATGCAGACTCTGCCGTTAACTTCATCAACGCGATGGTTAAAGGCCGTATCTCCATTCAACAGGCTAAGGTTCCTTCTCCTGGCGCTAAACTGTTCAACATGAACGAAGCTGCCGGTCAGCAGATCATCAAAGCAGTTAAAGATATCCTGGGTGAAGCTGATGCGCTGAAACCAGCGATGGAAAAACTGGCTGGTCTGTTGAACACCGCTGAAGCATCTGCCAAAGGCGACGCTAAAGAAGCTGGTAACGAGAAAGATGTTAAACGCATCGCTTCTGCTGCTACCAAAATCCCTGCTGGCCTGACTGACACCGTTTCCCAGCTGCCACGTATGATCAGCCGCGCTGCGCTGAACGTATCTGAAGCTGCTCTGGATCTGGTTGCCACAATGTCTAAAGGCGGCCTTAAAACCGCGGACGCTGACAAGGGTGCTAAACCACCTAAGAAAGAAGAAGAAAAAACTGAGTAACATCGGTCTGCGTTAACTTAACGGGGGAGGGGGTTTCCCCTCTCCTTTTATTCCGATCAATAGGTGAAGCCATGAGTGAAGGTATTTCTCTCGGTGTTCCGCACCAACAGTTGGCAGCTGAATATATGCCAAGTGACGCAGACGCTGATCAGGCTCTGGACGATATCACCGAGCGTCTTTCTGAGAGCCAAGCAGTTTTATCAGAAGGTAATGAAACCTTCGTAATGATTGCGGCCCATTCCCCTGAATCAATTCCAAACGATGCAGAGTTGGAGTTGTTATTGCAACGTATTAAAGACACGGTGATTTCGTTTATGGTGTCTACATCACAAACAGATCTGACCGAAGTCGAAGAACAACACTTGACCGGTAGTTTAGAAAGTTACCGTGAGATGGCGATTAAGATCAAAGACAAAATCATGCAGGCCATCAAGTGGTTCCTTAAGAACACTATGGCTGCGTACAAACGTCTGTCTGATCGTCTGGGTCGTTTATCCATGCGCGTGATGTACGTCGAGCGTAAGATTGATTCGACCAGCGACAGCGGTGTGTCTACCGACATGATTAAGTTACCGGCTTCTGCCGCGTTACTGTCTTTGTTGGGCAAACCACCAACCAACGCCTCTGAAGTTATGAATGCGGTAACCAAAGTGAAATGGTTGTTTACAACTATCCACAATGAGTACGGCACGTTCCAGTCTGCTTTTAAGTCTGCTTCCGCAACAGGTAACCGTACGGATACGTTGGAAGTTATCAATGCATTCTTAAACCAGTTAACCAATCGTCTTAACACCAGGTCGGACCCACAGCGTAATGGCCGCCAGGTCTTTAACCAACTGCCGGGCGGTTACATTGTTGAAGTAGCAACCGGTGCTTCCTTTGCCGACTGCTGGATTACCATCAACCGTGTCTCCAGCGTTAACGTGGTAAACGTCGATACCCGTCGCCCTGACCGCGCAAGCTTGTCGCGCATGATTGGTGAACTCCGTACGTTCTTGAAAGTAATCAATGAACTCTACGGTAAAGTGGGAAGTCGTTTGTCCAGTGACTTCCGCAACATTACCCGTGATGCAGAACGTAATGTGACTACGGAAGGGTTTGATGCACGTAACTTATCTACGACGATTGATTGGTTCACTGATCAACAGAACCGTCTGTTCTATCGCACCATGGTTCTGGGATGTGGTACCATTGCCGCTGCGTTGGATTATTGTGATGTTGCATTACGGCGTAATCTGACTGCTGGTAACGAAGGTCTGGATGATTCAGACATCGATGGCGCGCCAGTGACTGCTGCACTGTCTGCATTAAACGGCCGGTTTGATACAGGTCATCATGCTTTGGTCAATGCGTCACTGGGGATGCAGATCGTAGGCTCGGCGTTAGAAGCTTATGCTGATGAAGCGGACTACAGTCTGGAAGCTCTGTTGACAACACAGTTGGCTGCATTGGAATTGCCTGAGTCACCTGTGGGTAACTACAGTCGTGTGTTATACACCAACCGCAACATTGGCGACTACCCGTCTAACCTCCGCGGTATTCTGAATACATCCCATAAAGAACTCATTCGCTTTGTTGAAGATGTTACGCCAGAGATCAAAGACCTGATCGCTACGCTACCCGCTCGTAATCAACTGGTGGCTCGTCGTGATGGCTATGATCTGGGTAATGAATACCTGCGCTACTTGCTGCCTTCTGGTACTGAAGCGACAAGCGGCGCTGACATTGCTAACCGTGTGCATAACAACACCGTTGACTTTGGTAGTTATGTTGATGGCTTCCAACGTCGTGTTGACAAAGTGGTCGCAACACTCAGTGATGACGACATACTCGTAAGCGCTCTGTATGACGTTGTGGGGGTAGGTGACAACGGAATCATGTCATCATCTACCTTAGCAGCTGGATGGGTCATAAAACGCTTTACAGCGCCTTCTGCGTTCGGTCCTGTCAATACGTATCGCGGTGTGTTCGATTCAGAGTACAAAGCGTCGCGGGCGATCCCTCATATTTCATCAGAAGACAACGTTCGTCTGCAAGAAACATTAATCCTTAATCGTGAGATGGATACTAAGTTTGAAAACTTATGGTCTTCTTTACGGACATTGGTTAATCGTGCTTCTTCCGTTCACGGTATTCTGGTAGACAGCATGGCTCGCGTTAACAACGGTAAAGCTGATGCATGGATTGTTGATGGTATTAATTACCTGACCATGTTGCTGACCGAGGTCCGTTGGATGTGGACGCTGTTACATCAGATGTTGCTGTACCGTCACGGGGTGATGTTGGGGATCTGTAAACTTCAGCAAGTCGGAGGTCATTAATGGTACCTGCAAAGATTCCTTATTTGTACGAGTATCCGTTTGACCTTACGCCTTACGTTGAAGCGATCAAAGGTCAGACTGTTGGACAGTTGCCAACGCAGTCATTGGTTGATGCTATCGCCAAAGTGTCTGGTGACCCATGGACGCTGGCCTTCCAACAGAAGTACACCATGTACGGGGCAAAGGTCTTTTACTTAGGTCCTAACCTACCAGAGTTCGCTACCAGCAAACGCTACAAGTACGTAGTAGGTATTGAACTCAGTACGTGGTACTTCAGTAAACGCTTGTACTTTGTCTTCAACGTTTTGTAAGCCGGCATAAAACAGAGGGTTCCTCTCCTTGCGGGGAGGAACTCCTCTTATGCCGATTAAAGCACTAATTCAAACACAGGTCGCCAGTTATAACTACCGGTACCGTAGTTAACCATTGACACTCCGTCAGGTCTCGTGGTATCACCCATAACGAACAGGTTGTTGCCGCCGGCAGAATGTTGCGTAAATGCAAGGTGACAGCCGAAACCAGCTGACGGCATATACACTAAATCACCCCAGCGACTACGAGTGGCGTTGGTGTATTTAAAAGTGAAGATGCGACCCATTGTACGACCCCACTCACTGTCCGGCATTGTAGCTGGATCGTAAGCCAATACAATTTGGTCGGTAGATAGTGTTGATGCTTTAGGTAAACGCACAACGTATGTATAACCTGATTTGACAATGGTCTTTCTTTGGTTCACGCCAGCTGTGTTCCATGGGCTTTTACCCGGATACGGCGTTAAACCAGTGTCGTCGGTACCATGCATCAAGCCGCTGTTATAGATTGCACCGGGCACAGTCATACCAATACAAAGTTCTGGCATGAACAGTATTTTGCCGTCTACAATAAACTTATGCCAAAACTGAGCAGTGGTATTGGCGGTCACAGATGCCATCAGTGCGCTGAGTATTTCCTGGTTAGTGAAGAACTCAGCCGCGGTCATGCGGCCAAAGTAACCGGTGTGGTACGTGCCGCGTAATAACGTATTTGGACCTGGTCCAGTATCAGGGAAGTGCCCGTACGTCTTGTTCTGACTTAACATAACGTCGTTGCCTTTCTTGATAGCGGTAACATAATTATAAACGGTATTACGTGCAGCGGTGGTATCCGTGTATGACGTGTTACCACCTGGTACAGTTGCCAATGCAGCAGGGAGCGCTGATAAATCGATCGGCGTCAATGAACGGTAAACAGTCACTTCGTCGGCACCGGTGTTACCCGCACCCCATTCTATTTTAATACTCATTCATTAACCCTCGATAAGTTCCAAAACAGGATACCAGTTACCCAACGCTGTATTGCTGTATGGTCCAGAGTACAGCGTTGAGTTAGAACTTGCAGCCGGAGTCGTTTCTTCATTAAGACTGGCAGCTGTGCCATAAGGACCACGACCCGTTAGGTTGTTTGCATTAAGTGGTTCCATGCATAAGTTCATGCTGTTTGTTAAACCATTCAATGAGAAATCTGCCCAGTAATAACGACCATTTAAATAGAAGTTATTTAAACGCTGATTAGGCGTAACCTGATGATAGATTGGTGTCACCAGATCATCGTATTCCGGGTAAGGTGCTTTGTTCCCAGCAACAGGTGCGTCAGCGCTAGGTTGATCAAACCACGTGCGCATTAAACGAACCCGAAATACGTCACGACCAATGGTGACTTTCTTGTTCTGTAAAACAAGTGGGTTAGGAGGCGTTGCCGACACACCGTTATCATCGGAACCAAACACAAGACCTAAACTGTACAACTGGGTCCAAGTAACACCGGTACCGATAGGGCCTTCAGGTACGTAAATGATTTTATTGTTTCTCACATACTTGTACCAGTTAGGCGCCGAGCGATACACAACAAAGTTCGTTGCGGTTGCCGCAGATAATCCAACTGCCGAGGCTAACGCCGTACCGCTAATCAGTTCACCTGCGGTCATCATACCAAAGTAACCCAAGGTGTTATCACCCTGTTGCAGGATTTGTGACCCAGGGCCACGGCGTGATACCGCAGTCACCGTTTGGTTGTCGCTCACCTGACGATCACCTGCATTACTGGTAACGAATACGTAGTAGTACGTTTTACCTAACAGGATACCATCTTCATCGATGTATGACGTTTCACCGTTGGTTAATGTCACGATTGGCGTAGCTGGTAAATTAGCACGATCCAATGGTGCATCACCACGATATATTTCTAACTTAACCGCTGACGTGTTAAGGTTTTCCCAGGACAAATAAATACGCATGTATAAACCTCATGTTAATCTGTGACACCAGTTATGGTTACCAGTGGGTTAGTCTGTGTTGATGTAGTATTTATAAAGTTCCTTGGCGCTTTCACAAGATCCTGCGC